CCATCCCACCATTGCGAACTACCGACCGATCGGGTCTTCCAGTAAGCACCAGGATAGGTTTCAAAGACCCAACGCGTCTTTCCAACTCCTGTAGGTCCCCAAAGGCATTTGACCTCTTTAGAGTGGCTCTCCCTGAGTGCAACAAGACACTTGTACTCTTTGAAGGCTTTGGAGTACCTTACAAATTGTGAGAAGTGGTTCTCAGCAATTTCAGACATCGAGGCCCCCGCATCCAGGTCAGCCTTAACAGCTAAAAGATCATTTCTCTTACCTGTCTCAGGTAAGACCCCGAATTCCCAGGGGCCATCGATTCTGCCTTCTGCTTTCGTGCAATACTTCCGATTCTGCTTCGCAGTTCCTTTAGCTACTTCAACATGAGGCCTCCGCGGAAACCACTTGCAGAAGGTATCGAAATCCTTCGGATTCGCGAATTGGACAAATCCTTGAAGATGTCTGGTGCCTTCGGCACCTTCCTCTAGCTGATAAACTAGATAGTTATAGCTCGCGACGTCCCAACTTTGCGGTACTAAGACTTCGTCTTCGCTCGGGTTGTTGACAGTGAAACAATATGAGCGGGCACGACTTCGGTTACTGGACATTTTGTATGGCGGCACAGAGGTTCCGGCACAGAGGTGTCTGGGTAATACTATACCAGACACCTCTCGGACTTTATAGCCGTCGGGTTTCCGACAAAATTATGGGAGAAAAAAAATTTTTCTCCAATCGGAATTCCCGCCGTAATTATGATGTGTAGCGTGTTTTATTGGACCGGCGTTCCCGCCTAACACACATTTATCGATAATTATTTTGTATTATCAAACTTTATCACAATTATTTTCAATAATTGTCAGTTTATCGATTTTCATCAATAATCCATGTCGATAATCGGCGATAAAAAAATGGATTTGCGAGGTACCTTTTTCATGGCACAGAGGTGTAAACTCCAGCTGATAAAAAGCTCTTTTTTTGTAACGACTAGTTTTATTTGGCGGCAAGCTCTTCGAGTCGCCCACAATTTAAGGGGCCCCGCAGGTAGCGCGCCGCAAGCTTCGCAGCGCCTAACGGCGCGGCGGCTACCTGCTCCCCATAAATGGGGGGCTAACTTTTTGATAATATCAGCATCTGTGTTCACGGCAAGTAGAGTGTATCTCCACTCCAAGTCTCATTTGTTTTGATTGGCTAATCACATGTATAAAGTAGAAACTTTCTTTGAACCTTCTACAACCCTTCCTTTCTTATGTCTTTCAGTAAAGTGAACCACAAGCATGACGCCAAAACTGCTGATGACAAATGCGTAACATTATCTATTGCTCAAACTCTTTCTTCTTCTACTGCTGTATGGCAAGAATTGAACGGAATGTTACGAGGAACTACTGACGGTACTCGGATTGCAAGGCAGATTCTGATGACTCGCCTATCTCTGGGATTCACGATTTACCCCACTAGCGCTTCAACAGTTGACAATTCCAAAGGAGATATCATATCCATCGCCATAGTATACGATCGTTTCGTTGGAAACTCATCACCTGATTATATAGAGTGTTTTGGTGCTGAACGCCCATTAGCGCTGGGACCTACATACCCAGAGAGATACGAAATTTTGTGGCACAAACTTTACGCTGTGCAACCGAACCGGTTAACCACTGGAGCATTAACCATTGCTGCTGGCGACACTTGTGTCGTAGACACAATCATGCTTGACTTAAATCACTTGACTTACTACGGACCTGGTAACACAGGTCTCAACGACGATATGCGATTCGGATGTCTCTACTTCGTAGCATGTGCATTCGAACAATCTTCAGTAAGCGAGTGGAGAACTGCGGCACAGTCCATCGTCTTTTACAAAGACTTTTGATTGGTTAATCACATGTATAAATAAACTTCGTTTACTTTCCATTTTTCAATTCAGTCATCATTTCCGACTTTACCAAGTACCGCGCAGGTGGGAGTAGTTTAGACAGACCAGTAGAACACGATTGGAAACATCAACCTTTAAACCATCAACAATGCCAAAACTTTCAAACGTCAAAGACAAAAAGTTCAAAACCAACGTTGAACGAGCTAACGATGCGATTAATCGAGCTCGAGCAACGGTTCTCAATTCTCGAAGAGGCCTTGTTGCACCACCCAGAACTGGAGGATTCTACGGACTCGGAATGAGGCCCAGAGGGTCTGGTCCTGAGTTAAAAGCCATTGATGTTACATCGGCAGCAGCTGCTATGGCTGCTTCAGGAGTCACTGGGATTCTGCTGAACGGATGTATAGCAGGGTCAGACATAGGAAATCGTGTTGGTCGGAAAATCAATATGAAATCTCTGATGATCAGAATTAACTTTGCGCCGATAATAACCGTCCCATCTCCTCTCGGAAATCTTGCCAGGGCCATTGTAGTATATGATTCTCAAACAAACATCACTGCCGCCACATCTACACTTCTTCTAAATGCTGACAATGTTCTCGACCCCAACAAGTTGGAAAACAGGGAAAGATTCACTGTACTCATGGACAAGTTTGTCTCATTGCCCGCCCACAATTACACCGGAAGTGTACCAATCGCTGGATCTCCGACCCAGCGCTTAATCAAAAAATTCATCCGTATCAACAAGGACACAATCTACAACGCTGGATCAACCGGAAGTGTAACTGACATTGTTTCTGGTTCACTCTACTTAATTGTAATTGCGTTGAACGCCACATACTCCTTCCAAACCAATTCACGAGTTCGATTCGTCGACAATTAATAAATTTTATTTACCAATTCCTAATTCATCATCTGATATATTCATATACAAATCAGTCACTGCGACAGGGGCAGGGAGTCCATTGCGGAACACTGGCTGATCCAGTCCGCTAACTGGAGGTCTGTCAGACAGTGGTCCTCCGGAGGAGATCGAGGGGGGGTCGTTGGAAATGCTGGGGACCATGGCTGGGTCTCCTGCCACATCAGATCGCTGATCTCCTGTGAGCTCTCGAACTTCTGCAAATCTTCGTTTAAGAGGGTTACTTTCGTCCCAAGCATATCGACTGTTGGGATACCAGTCTCGGGGGTGTTTGTTAGAGGTAAAAACAATCGTTTTTGCAAGGCATGGTACCGTTCCTCCTTTAACTTCCAATTGCAAGGGATATCGGTCGGTGAGCCGTAGTAGGAAGTCCCAGGGAAACCAGCCGTAGAATTCATCAATGACGATAACTTCGTGTCCGTCATATCCATCCCACCATTGCGAACTACCGACCGATCGGGTCTTCCAGTAAGCACCAGGATAGGTTTCAAAGACCCAACGCGTCTTTCCAACTCCTGTAGGTCCCCAAAGGC